CCATTAGGTCTGCTCTGGAACCAGTTAGTTGTCCAGTAATACCAACGCTTTTTACGCTTGGAGCCTGATGAGGAGAACAAGCAACGTCGAAGGATATACGTGACCACCGACTGTCGTCTGATTTTGGTTGTAGGTGAGATAACCACGGTGTTTCAATAATTAGTTTTTGTAAGAAGATGGACATGTTGTCTGCTCTCTCTTTGGAGGCAGATATAATCATGATCTTCTTTTCTGGATCTTTGAAGAGAGTCCACAACACGAACGCCCCTGTGATCCAAGATTTACCGACTCCTCGGAAGGCTTGAATCTGTAGACGTTTAGGACCGTATTGTAAATAGTCTGCAATTGAGAATTGTGCTCTTGTTGGAGGAGGGAGATCAAGCTGTTCCCATAATGCGGTCAGAAACAGCTTGAAATCGTCCTGTAGAGCCTCTAAAGGGTTCTCCATGTATGTTTGGTTATTAACTACTTTTCAGAGGCGTTGTAGGTTATTTACGACCTCTTTTCTTTTTCCATTCTTTATGCTTCATCTTTAATGCATCAATAGCTTTATCACCATGTATCTCTCTATTCCTTTTTTCAATAGCATGCATCCGTTTCTTCTTAGGAGCTTCCTTCTTCTTAGGTACTGAAGCAGTTGCACCAATCATATTACCTACTGAAACTTTCTTCTTCTTAGGTTTAGCACTACCACCACTTACTCTATTCTGGAATGGTTTCTTATTTAAAGGTACAACCTTACCTTCTCCTGGTTTAGCAGTTCCAATTTGTTTAGCCTTAGCTCCACCTTTATAGGTTCCAATAGGTTGAGCTTTAGGTTGGTTTTGCTTTTGCTTATTTCTTATTGAAGAAGATAGTTCCTTACCACCTGTTAGTGGAGTGTTTTTAGTTACAACCCTACCTCGTTTGTTACGAGTAACTTTAGGCTTCTTAGTTGTAGTGGTAGTTGACTTAGCTTTAGGTTTAAGTTTACCTTCTTTGAATGCTTTTAACCTTGCATCACGTTCAGCTCTAAATGCTTTCAAGGACATCTTATTCTTGCCTGATAAAGCTCTAAAACCTCTATCTACAAGGTCGTTGCCTCCAGCTGTAAGTCCTTCTTGTACAAGACCAGCTATAGCACCTTTTGTAAGACCACCAGCTAAGGTTTTAGGTCTTAAACCTCTTAAGTATTTAGTGGTTTTACCAGCACGTGCTTTAAGACTATCTTTTCCTAAACCTTTAAGACCACTTACAGCTCTAGTCTGTCTAACTTTATCTGCTGTTTTTCTAGCAGCTTGTCTAGCTTGTCCAGCTGTGCGTTGTGCTGTACGTCCAGCTGCTGTTTTTTTCCTTAATGGTTTACCTACTTCAGGTGCTTTGAATTTACCAGTTACAACCTTTTTAGGTTCTAATAACTTACGAGTCTTTCCAGGTTGACCAGTTCTAACTCCTTTAGCAGTTACCCGATCTCTAGAGGTATTAGCTGTTTGAGATGCAACTACTTTACCTCGAGTTTTAACTAACTTTCCACTACGAGGTTTTTTATATTTTGTTAGTTGGCTTCCTTTTGATTTTACTATTTTTCCACCTGGACCACGTTTAATATTCTCAACTACTCTTCTTGTAGCCTTACCCGCTTCAACAGTACCTTTAACAAACTCTTTACCACCTTTAACGAGTTTATCGTGTACTTTACGAGTTTCTTTACCAGCTTTATAGACGGCATCAGCTGATTTTCTTGTATCCTTACCAAATTTGTAGGTATCTTTAATAGCTCTTACGATACCTTTATCACCTTTTCTAATTTTCAGGAGTTCACCTGCTTTAGATGCTTTAGTCATTGCACCTTTAGAAGCTTTAGTGACAGCACTAGAAGCTCTTTTAACTAAAGAACCACCTTTCTTAGCAACTTCTCTAGCTTTCTTGGCGGCGTTATAGGATTTTCTTGTAACCCATCTGCCATCAAATCCTCTGACAGTATGGGCTTTAGTGGGATGAGGTGTTCCTGGTTTTACTTTGCCCGAGGGGGGTCTTCGTTTTCTTTCTGCCATTTTAATTAATGTGTTGGATAATCATTTGCTCCCTTATGGGTCTATGCCCAAATGTATGTCTCATCCATTGGAGCCAATTGCTACTACCTTTTTTTTGGTTACACGATCTACAGGCGGGAACAAGGTTACTTGTAAGGTCTTCACCGCCATTGGTTCTAGGCTTGACGTGATCAAGCGTGAGTTGATGTAATTCATAATTATTTCCGCAATAAACACACTGACAATTAAACTTTTCCTTAATGGCTTTACGCCACAAACGCTTTGCGTCAGGACTTGTCATAGTTATTAGGTTGAATAGATAGTGTTGAGGGCTAGGTAGTAATGGGGTCATTTATAATGTTTAGATTTCAAAGATTGCAAACGGCTTCTACGGTTAGAGCTAGGCTTTTGTAGATCTACATCTTTTGCAAGATGACTGCCTTCTTTACCTTTTTTATGTGCAACGTCTAATCCGTCACCATTACCGTAAGTACCTTTTGCTCTATTAGCTGCATTAGCTGCAACTCTAATCTTTAGACCCTTTTTAGTTTTGTTATATCTTCTTTGCTGCTCTCTTCTTCTTTTTCTAGCAGCATAGTTTGATTTGTAATACTCACTTGTACTTTCTGCCATAGAGTCTGCTCTGTACTAGTTCTGGATCTACTTTTGGCATTACGGCTGCAAGCTTGGAGAGTGGGTTGCCGTCATATGCAATACCGCTAATGTCGTTAGTTTTAAGCCAATCACAGGCTGCCTTTAAATCTTGGGTAGAAGCTTCGCCACTTTTGACCCGTTTAAGGAACTCTTTAGTGACGAGGTTATGTAATTCGTTAAATTGGGCTTCAGTGGCTTTCTTCATTACGGACCTGTTGTATAGGAAGCACCTGTTGGTGTTCTTCCGTCTTTAAATGGGTTATATCTTTTCTTCTTCTTTGGTGGTCCTTTTTTAGTTTTAGGTGTTCTTGTAGATTCTGGAGGTTTAGGGGGTTTACTTTTGGGAGCTCTCATTTTCATGTACTCCTCTTCCGTCATTTTGAATGCCATAATTAATTAGGTAATTGCATTGGTTTCATTTTTTCCCACTTGATTAGACGTAGTACTCTTCGACTAAGAGCTGGTCTATAAACTACGTTGACGTAGGATTCAGTCATTTAACTGCCTGGAAATAGATTCTTTTTAATTAGTTCGACTGCCTTATCATCAATGGTATTGTCTGTAGACTCAGCGTAAGCTTCCAGTAGTTGTATAACTAATTCCTTAACAGCTGAAGAGCTGAGGAATGCCATTAAGATAGGTTTGATAAAGATAGTGGTCATGGTGTGTTAATGGTGTTTTTTAAAAAAATAAAGATAAGTGTTGTTAGACATATCCATACGATGAAGGATGTCATTTCTTATTTATACATTTAGGTGTTGTATCTTTCCAAGGTTGGTACCAAGGTTTTGGTGGAGACTTACATTGAAGAACTTCTTTCTTTGCTTTCTTCCAAGCTGCAATAGCAATAACATCACTACACATTTCGTAAGTACGACTACCTGGAATTAGCATGAAGCCCTTTTGCTGTAACTCTGCACACTTCAAAACTCTGACTAATTCGTAGTCAAGTTTCATTTTTTCTTCTTGCCTTGCGGCAATGCTTCTACATCTATTTAAACCTTCACGATCTAATGGGATCATGAAGTTGATTTGACCTCCCCAGTTCTCAGCCATTGTGTAGCTGGAGGGTCTCATACCATCCTCATCTATATCCCAAGGTTTAGTATGGTTTCCCATGTAAAATGGAGAGAACGTCATTGTCGCTCCATTGCATGAGATATTAGGTCCGTAGTGCTGTCTCGAAGGAGCACCATTGTTCTGGAATTGTACGGCTTGATTGGTAACATTTCCTGTCGCAGCAGCTACTGGATTAGAGACGTTATTCTCCTCTGCTCTTACTGGAGCTATTGAGAGAAGACTGACAAGGAAACCGTAGTAGATGTAGTGTCGATTTCTCTTTCTATTTCTGTTAC